TAAACTCATTGACCTACTTTTTGACCTACTTTTTGACCTACTTTTTGACCTACTTTTTGAAGCTAAATTCTTGCCTTTTTGTTTCTTTTTATCATCTGTTAAATAACCACCTCTCATTTATTATCTACTTATATTATATTTTTATATAATTCCTTCTCCTTTTTTAATTTCTCTAATTCGCTTAATACTATTCTTAAATCATACTTCACCTCATTTTTATCGGTTTTACTTAATTCTTTATCCGTTATCTCTTCTAAATGTTTTAATATATCCATCAAGCCTTTTATCTTATCATCTAAATTATCTTTTAACCTTTTTATCTCTTTCGTATACTCTACTTTTAACTCCGTCATATATTTGTTCGTGTCACCCATTATCTCCTTATAATTCTCTAAAAATAATTTACGATTATTTTTAATTGTCTCTTTTAATTTTCGTACTTCTAAATCTATTTTAGCAATTTCCATATATATATATATTAATATATTTATTTATTCATTTCATTACCATTTACCATTTACCATTTAAAAAATACTTGCATCCTATTTCTTATATTTAAAAAAACCTATATAAAATATCTTCACTAATAATATTTAGGATGTCTAAAACTGAACCGATTTTGACTGAATCGAATGACCGATATGTTATGTTCCCGATTACACACGATGATATATGGTCTATGTATAAAAGACAAGTCGATTGTTTCTGGCGAGCGGAAGAGATCGACCTTTCAAAAGATTTATCGCCTATTAATGGCTGGAATTCACTCACGGAAAACGAACAGTATTTTATTTCCATGATACTGGCTTTTTTTGCCGCATCAGATGGAATTGTTGTAGAAAATTTAGCAGTAAGATTTATGAGTGATGTTCAAGTATCCGAGGCTCGCGCCTTTTATGGTTTCCAAATCGCAATGGAAAATATACACTCTGAAGTGTATTCTCTACTGATTGATACCTATATTAAAGAAGCCGACGAGAAAAAGAAACTATTTACAGCGGTTGATAATTTTCCATGTATTAAAAAAAAGGCTGACTGGGCTTTAAAATGGATTGGCGATAAACGTTCATCTTTTGCTACACGTCTAATCGCCTTTGCTTGTGTTGAGGGCATCTTCTTTTCCGGTGCTTTTTGTTCTATTTATTGGCTTAAGAAAAGAGGTAAGATGCCCGGTTTAACGTTTTCAAATGAACTTATTTCAAGAGACGAAGCTTTACATACCGAGTTCGCCGTTCTTCTTTATAATAAATTGCAGAAAAAACTAACGAAAAAGAAATTACTCGAAATTATTACTGAAGCGGTTGAAATTGAAAAAGAATTTATTTGTGAAGCATTGCCTTGTAGATTAATTTCTATGAATTCAGAGAGTATGTCTCAATATATTGAATATTGCGCCGATCGTTTAGCACTACAGCTGGGCTGTGATAAAATATATAACTCGACTAACCCATATGATTTTATGGAACTCATCTCAGTTGAAGGTAAAACTAATTTCTTTGAAAAAAGAGTCGGCGAATACGCCCTTGCCACTAAAGAAAAAGATGAAACGACGTTTGACCTAGATGGTATTTTCTAAGTATATATATATATCCATGGTCGTCGCGATGAATTCTAAGGGAAACGCGGGTGCTACTGGACAGCGAGGTGCTACCGGACCAACAGGGGCCAAAGGTGATACCGGACCCAGAGGAGACAAAGGTGATACTGGAAAAGGCTTCAAGATAGTTAAAACATTTACCACCATAAATGAGGTAAATGCCGACACTTCTGCCAATTCGGCCAATTCTGCCAATTATGAAATAGGCGATTTTGCGATAATCAATAGCGTCAATGGTGCCGAAGACCCAGACCATTCTAAATTGTATGTTTGGACTGCGAATAACAAATGGGACTTCGTAAATGACCTTTCGGGAGAAGCCGGTGTTAAAGGCGAAGATGGAGACCAAGGTGTCGCTGGACCGCAGGGTATACAAGGCGAGACTGGACCGCAGGGTATACAAGGCGAGACCGGACAGCAGGGTATACAAGGCGAGACCGGACCGCAGGGTATACCAGGCGATACTGGACCAACAGGGACCAAAGGTGATACCGGAGACAAAGGTGATACCGGAGACAAAGGTGATACTGGAAAAGGCTTCAAGATAGTTAAAACATTTACCACCATAAATGAGGCAAATACCGATGCTTCTACCAATTATGAAATCGGCGATTTTGCGATAATCAATAGCGTCAATGGTGCCGAAGACCCAGACCATTCTAAATTGTATGTTTGGACGGCGAGTGACACGTGGGAATTCGTAAATGACCTTTCGGGAGAAGCCGGTGTTAAAGGCGAAGATGGAGACCAGGGCGATACTGGACCGAAGGGTACACAAGGGGACACTGGACTACAGGGTATACCAGGTGTCGCTGGGCCGCAGGGTACACAAGGCGAGACTGGACCGCAGGGTATACAAGGCGAGACCGGACCGCAGGGTATACAAGGGGGCACTGGACCGCAGGGTACACAAGGCGAGACCGGACCGCAGGGTATACAAGGGGACACTGGGCCGCAGGGTATACAAGGGGATACTGGACCGCAGGGTATACAAGGGGACACCGGACCGCAGGGTACACAAGGCGAGACCGGACCGCAGGGTACACAAGGCGAGACCGGACCGCAGGGTATACAAGGCGAGACCGGACCGCAGGGTACACAAGGGGACACTGGACCAGCAGGGGGCAAAGGTGATACCGGGCAGCAGGGTATACAAGGCGAGACCGGACCGCAGGGCACACAAGGGGACACTGGACCGCAGGGTATACAAGGGGACACTGGACCAGCAGGCGGACCAATAGGCGAGACCGGACCAATGGGGGCGCAGGGCATACCGGGGGAATCTGGGACACTCGTTGATTACACAACTCTAACACATAAACCGTGGACCACCTCAATTGTCGATATTGAAAGGGTGGGAAAGAACAATAATAATGACATATTATTTAATTCCCAACATATTAATATTAATATTTCGAAAGGCGCTCCTGTATTTTGTAATTTTTCCACGGAAAACGGATATCAATCAATAATTAAAGATATTTCTATAAATGACACATTTTTAGGACTTTTTAGAGATGGATTTGATGTATCTGCGAATTCAACAAGTATGTTGAAGGATATAGTAAAGGTAAAAATAGCCACATCAGGAATAGTTGTGTATGATAGTTCATTAATTATTGGTTCATTTAACGTATTTACTTCAACACAAACACCAACCCCAATATATCATACTAAAAACCAAACGATCGAGATGATAACAGACGTTATGTATAGATATACAGATACAAAAGATAATGTATTATCGGGAAATAATATAAATTTAATAACTACCTTTAATTCTCCGGCGACAGAAGATAAAGCACATAAATATATTTTTATCAAATTTAATTCATTGCCAAACAATCGTGATTATCTAGAATTTGAAACATCTAGTACTCAATACCGTTTTTTTGATTATTTAAAAATGGAAGGTCTCGACAAGATCGACCAACAGCATAAATCGTTATCAAGAGATTATACCGATTTAATTCACTGCCGATCGACTTCTCGGGGTATATTATTTTTAGAAGATACAGCTAACCCGGGTAATATTAATAGTTCCAGCGATGAGATCGAGGGAAATATGTTCCCAAATTATACCGGGGGGGGAATTGATACTAATAATGATATTAAATTAAATACAGATATTATTGATAAATGGTATTATATTGATGCAAATAAATATGACGCATTAAAATTTACATATTATACAGATAGCACAAATATAAAACAGGGATGGGATATGTATATAATTTCGACGGAAAATTACGAATTCTCTGATTATACACTAAAGACCGGACAACAACTTTATGTTAGCAAAAGAGATCGTACAAAACTTACAATCGATATGGATGACGCATATTTAAGTGATAATCAACCGGTTAAATGTGGTAAAATTTTATCGGCGGGGAGTTCATTGCTGAAGATTTGAATTAAATAGGGTATTCCAATTTTTCCGAAAATAACCGTGTCTAGGTTTCATTCTCGGTCCAGTAATGCCCACATTTATCTCGCGTAGTCCTGTTTCACTATATGGAATTCTACATTCAAAATAGGTTATTTCTAATATATTTTCCGCATCGTTAAATCTCCAAGAATAATTTATTAAATCATTAAATGTATCTAGGTCGGCTTTTTCGTTCAAAGCAGCAGTCATAGACCTATCACAAACCAATTTTATATCATTACTTGGGCTATTATAGTAGTTATTTAGACTTTTATCTTTAATATTACTAAAATATGTTCTGTCAATTTGAAGATGTTCATTATCAACCCGGTGTTTTAATACGTTGTCTTCATATCCCCACCCCCATAGATTAGGAAATCCTCCAATTTTTTCATAATCTCCTCCTTTTATTGAAAAAATACCACCAAGTGTGTGTTCAAACCCAAAAAAATGTTTCACCGACCCATTGGTGGTAGTATAATCAATATATTCATATGGATAAGTATCAATATCATTAAAAATAATATTGATATCCCGATAATTATTAGGATATTTATCTTTTAAGTGTAGAAATCCGAAATTCTTCATTGCCCCCCTATTAAATATTCGTCTATCATTTTGGTGTACAAATAAAAAAACATAATTATTTACATCATTATTTGCTAACAATTTTTTCATATGAACCGTAAATTGTTCTTTCTGTCGTTCCCTATCTCTATAGGGAATTATAAACGCTAAATCAGGATAAGTCATATATTATAACATATTAATTTATTATAACTCCTTCATTTAATCTTATATTTCTCGATAATCTGGCTTGGAATTAACTTATTTTTTAATTCATCTAATTTTTTATAGCATTTATTTATGGTCACCTCACTTATTTCACTAACCATATTTACCGCCTTTTTACTTATTTTCAAATTACATTCTTGTGCTATAAAATAAATAATACCAGCGGCAATGGAATGCGGTGTATTTTCTGGTATCAAATTCATCTGTTCTATCTTAACGGCTACAAATTTACATAATTTCGTTAATTCTAAATTCATTCCTAATTTACTACAATATCTCTCAATAAATGATAAAGGCGTTGTTTGACATAAAATAGTCTTCTCATCATTTTCCATTCCGTTTTCAAGGTCATTTATAATAGTTGTCGCATTCTTACACCCTTTTGTAGCACTTGTATTATCCAAATTAAAAATCGTAGCAATCTCTTTTGCGGTCCGCGGAAATTTATTTATACGGGAGGCAATATATATAGACGCAGCAATAATACCATCTCTATTTAATCCTCGAAAAGTCTTATGTTCCGAAATCTTCTTATGGTAAATCATAGCATCATCAATAATTAGTTTTGGTATCCCCGAATGATTCGCATATGTAGAAATTTTATTAAATTCATCATAATGCGACTTCTCACGATATGGCATAGACTGCCATTCCGTATATCTTTTTATTTTACGCATCTCATATGATGAATTATTCGCACAAATAACCTTGCACCCAAATGACGACTCCCTCAATAAAGGATTAATTGGCATTCCTACTCGTGTAGGATCTCCACCAATATTATCATCTGCTCCGTAAAACCTCCATTCAGCACTTTGGTCCATTGTATCTTTATAAATTAAGGCACAGTTAATATTGGGACAAGCTAGGAATCCTTGATCAGTTGTCATTAAACTATAATGACAAGTATCACATTTCTCTCTCTCTCCCTCTTTTCTAAAAACACACGAAATCTCACCTGGTCTATCATTTATCTCCATATCAAAACCCTCCCATAAAGCCTTCTTATCTTTATTGCTCTTATTTATCTTTTTTGTTTTATTTGTTTTATTTGTTTTATTATCATTGGGCGGTTTCTTATGGGACAAACTCATATGATATGTATTTCATTAAATTACTTTTAATTCAATTTTATAATATATATACAAATTATATGGGTGGAACAATTAGCGCGCAAAATAAAAACAAAACACCAGAAGAAATTAAAGACATCCTTAATAAAATCTTTGTTGATTTTATTAAAACTTCAAACTTTGATGATTTTACCAAATTTCATTTAGACGAGAAGATTAGAGAAAAGATTACTATTATTACAAACGAATCTATAGAAAGAAATCTTAAACTTAAAGACATTGAATACATTAGTAGTCAAATTTATCAAGATAAACTATTATCAACTAAACAACGCGAAAGGGTATTGGTTTTGAAAAATGATGATATGGCTAAACTCGATGTTTATGATAAAAAACATAAAAAAGAACTTGCTTCCGGTATCGCAAAATATTATGTTAAAATATATTCTATCTTTGCCGCAATTATTGTTACCGTTCACCCAGATTTTGATAAGGCTGATGCGCAAAAATCATCAGAAGGTAATTTATTATCACCTCCTCGCAATAATTTATCTCTATGTTCTAGAAGAATTCACGCTCTTACGGACGGTGAGTATAAACTGGATGACCCCGACGGCAATCTCACTATTAAACCGCAAAAACATGTATGTGAATTCTCCATGCAAGATAACTTAAAATCTAAAACTCAAAAAGGATATTTAAGAAAATTAAGCGATGAAATTGGTATTCCCGAATTACAACAACTCTACCTAGATGTATTTGACCCAAAATCGGGACAATTTAATGATATGTCTGCCTCTGCGAAATCAAAATTTAAAAAAGACCTACTATTAATGTATAAAACCTATACCGGCAATTCAGGAGTTATGAGTGAAAGCATCGACAGTTTTAGCAAGATTCCCCTGAAAGATTATCACAATAGTTCTTACTGTTCGGCCGAAAGCACAGATGATAAATATCCCGAAAAACTCTATGGCAATATTAAAACCGACTCTACATTTAAACAATATGCCGACATAGTGAATAATATGATTAATTATAACAACAAGGGTCTAAATACGCTATTAAGTATTGTAGATGTCATATTTAAAGTAATAATTGACGACGAAACCGGGGAAAAGGACATTGTCATAAATTCCAATATCACTATGCCCGTTTTAGATAAAATCTCTATAGATGTAATTGATATTCTTATGGATCTTTATACTAACTGTGAAAATAGTTTCCAAAAAGGTATCGATATTATTAACTCTATTGTTGCCATCGATAAATTTAATCAAGGCATTTCTACAGACAAGGTTGCCAATGAACAAATGGAAAATATAATTACATCCTCTGCCTCGAACCCCGATACGGATTCTGACCCCGAAGACGACCTCGACCCCGAACCTGAACCAGAACCTGAACGAGACCCCGAACCGGAACCCGAACCGGAACCTGAACCTGACCGAGACCCCGAACCTGAACGAGACCCTGAACCTGAACGAGAAAAGGAACTCGGGGAGGGAGAGGAACAACGTGGTGGATTTAGTCGCGAAATCTTTGTACCTATTGCGGAATTTATGGGACTGGAGTATTCATAGAATTTAGTGTACGATACACCAATTTACACCCGTTATATAACCCGATATATCACTTGATCAAAATAATATTTATCGCAATATTTATATTATTTATTTAAATGTCTGAAAGTGAGGAAAACGAATTTCTTTGCGTGGTGTGCTATGAACTGGCTATCGATCCAAATGGGTGCACCAATCCAGCTTGTGGCAGAATAGTCTGTG